AGACCCTTCATGCCTTCGACCAAACCAGCGTTTGCGGCTGGGTTGACAGTGGCATAACGTGGCGACATTACAGCAGCGTTTTCGTTCAGCTTCTGCTGTGCAGCAAGAAGAACAGCCGAAGTAGCTGGCGTAGTGCCGGGCGTGCCGACAGTGTTACCGATGGTCAAGAACGAGTTGGCAACGTCAGCGTCGATGCTCGAAGCAAGCTGCGAGATACGTGGCTTGAGAACGCGCTCTGCGAAATCGTCCAACTGCATGGTCAATTCAGCAGTCGTGAAGTTAACGCCGATGTGCTTCTGGTTGGCAACGGTCAGAGTTGTGAACTGCTCGTTGTCATCCTGTACCTGAAGGGCTGCGCCATCAGTTACAAGTGCGCGGTCTGGAAGACGGATACGCAGGGTTGAACCAATTTTAGCACCTTCAACAGCAAAGCTGTCGTCGTACTGGCGGTTTACGTTACGTGTAAGAACAAGGTTGTTTTCGAGAATCTCAAGCGCCTTGCGCGTGATCATGTCGATGGTTAAAATCGAGTTACTCATGGAAATAATCCTAAATTATCGGTTGCGTTGTGCCTCGTACTTCTTGATCTGCCGTTGCCGTTCTGCCTCAATCCAATCTGACGTACTCATGGACTTTACGGCCCGTGGGTCTGTCGTATCAAATGTCGGCGCACCAGAGGTGCGGGCAGTGACAGGTGCAATCGGTGCCGGGGCGTTGGAGGTTTTCTTGAATGTAGGTTCGGCTGAAAGCCTCGCCTCAATCATTCCAATTTCCCTAGCTTGCAAAATGGGGTCTAGACGCGAAATACGCTGGGCATCTTTTGTGTTGATACCTAAGTGATAAATCACATCAGGGCCAACGTCGGACGCTTGTATTGCCATCGCCATCGCGTCGGTGATCGGAAGGTTGGGGTTATAGGCGACTTGTTCAAAGTCGTCGTACTTGTCCCGCGCTGCCTCTTCACGTTCGTGATAAGACTCTAGCATTGCACGTTGCTGGCTGTCCTTTTCACGGCGTGCCAGCAGTTCTTCGGCTTTACGTTCGGCCAAAACCTCTGCGTAATCCTCGTAAGTCTCAAATTGTTCAGGGGTTATGTCGTGGATCGGCTGCTGCCGGGCCTGCACTTCCTCTGCTCTTTGAGCCTGTTCGCGTTCCCATTTACGCTGCTCTCTTGCGAGTCGTTTGCCTACGATGGCGTCCAAGTCTTCTTGAGAGAAGGTCTTAGGTGCTTCCTGTTCAGCAGACTGCTCTTCCGGCGTCGTGTTTTCTACAGGCTCGATTGCTGCCGTGGCTTCGAGTTCTGGCGCGGAGGCATCCGCTTCGGTAAAGACATTATCGTCCATGTTTAACCCTTAAAGAGTTCCTGATGAGCCGCATCAGTACGGTTGTAGGCTAGACTACATCATTTGATGCAGTCTGGCAATCTTATCGTTAGTCTGGTGTTTTACCATCAGCCGCTGTTCGCACATTCCAAACTTTACAGGCTGCTCCCACACCCGTGCCAACTAACGTAATAGATATTACGGGGTTTACTATTGGGTTAACTCCATAATCAAATTGCGCCGCTAACACCCTACGCAGCCCGGGCGAAGGCCAAGTACTTGCACCTGCTGAACCCGCACCCAAAGAAATTAACGGCTGGCCGCCAGCGTTCTGTGGCTCTGTGGTTAAAAGCATCCGCAATCCAGAATATGTTCCCGTAAGCGTATAGCTTATGGATGCAGTGCCGCCCGTACCGACAATCTCATATTCTTCACCAGTATTTGTAACTGTGCAGTTTGTTGCAGTCCATGTAGTTAAATCTGCGGGGGCAAGAACATCTTGAAGCGTTTCGACGATAGCCCCTGTAGTATTAGACTGCAACGATCCAAAGGTTGCGATAACATTTCCGTTATCAGGGCCAGTTACAGGAATTGAAGTATCGGCAACCATAGCTAGTACAGGCCCAATCTGAATTTGATTGTTAGACGCTGTGGATTGATATTCAACAAATTGTGCTGCGCTAGTGCCTTTAATAAAAATTTTGTTGTTTTTGCCGACAAGATTAACAGCGGGTAACGCCTGCCTACCCCCATCTGAATGGCAATCAAATTCAATATCGCAGTCGCTTAGAACGCGAATTATTTCGCCTTGCACGTTCCGTTCAAAGCGTGTGTTTTGCACGCTGCAATTTGAAGCGATAAGCACAGGGTTGGCATTGTCGGGTTCAAAGTCGCCGCCGATAATTTGGTTTCCACCAGTGTTGGTAAAATCAACCGCTGTACCGCCGTGATAGCGCCATTGGCAATTTAAGAACACGTTAGCGTTGGCAATCCCGTCTGCGCTGAGCCAGCCATTTATATTTGAACGCCACATACAAGTGTCAAACGTATTAAGATTGCTGTCATCGGTCATATTAACAGCTACATCCAAATAGTTAAATTCGCATTGCGTAAATTTACTGCCAAGCACGCGCCTTGTGCGGATACCGTTTCTGGTTGCTGCTGCTGTAATATCCGACAACGCAATCCCGGTCATATTGAATGTAGGGAAGTTAGCAGTAGCGCCTGTCGAATAATCCACTTCAATGCCATATGTGCCAGCGGTTGTCTGTACGTTAATGGTTGCCTTGGTGTCAGAATAGAGCGTTAGCGATGATGTATTGGTCAAATCGACCGTAAGAGAAGTTAAAATTTTGTATATGCCAGCGGGGAAAAAAATTCCAGTCGCTCCGCTGTAACTGTTGGGTAGGGAGTCAATAGCCGCTTGGATGGCAGCAGCAGAGTCAGCAGCGCCAGTAGGATCAGCGCCAAAATCCAGCACGTTGGCCGAAATGCCGTTGATCATTGCGTATGTGGCTTTAGTCAGCGCCATTGTTATTTTCCTTCAAGCTGCGCTACCCGGGCGCGGAGACTTTGAACTTCCTTGACAAGCATTGGAACCAGTTTTGAATGGTCAACACCCATCATTTTATCGTTGTCTTCTGGTACGCTGACAGCTTCTGGCGCAACTTCAAGTAGTTCTTGCGCGATAAAGCCGTAGCGTTGTGCGGTATCATCCACTTTCCACTTAAAGCTACGAACTTGAAGAGCATCAATTAGATTGGCTGCGTCTGGCGCGTCAACAATATTGTGCTTGAGGCGTTCATCGGAGACAGTGTTGAAAGACGTTGCGCCGCCAGCCACTATGGTTATGGAACCGCCCAAATCTTGTGCGTTTCTAAACTCCATAACGGTGGCGCTAATTTGTTGCACTCTTATAAATTGACCTACGCCGCTGCCGGTGAACACTGACAATCTGCCGCCAAGGTTTGTTGACCCAATTACCAGATTGCCACTAGTATCAAGCGTCATATCAGCGACAGAGTTGTTTACGCCGAAGCCCAGCGGAATTGCGCTGCCTGTGGTGATGCCTTTGGCAGTAGTGCCGATTACGAGGTTGCCAACAGCCGCTGTAATGTCGCCAGCAGTTGAAATACGCATTTTTTCAGTGCCGTTGGTAGCAAATAAAAGCGGAAGATAAGTCCCCGCACCTCTGATAGCAGAACTAATTTGAGCCGAAACACCCCCGTTTATGTCCATCGTAAGAACCGAACCGCTTGTAAAAGTAGGGTCAGTTTCCGCCTTGAACCCTGCGGTAGTTGAAGTACCATTAGGAACGATGTGGATGTTAGTGTTGCCATTAACTGTAGTAGTTTGAAAAACAAGTCTATTGGCTATTGTTCCGTTTGACATATCGCCAAGAATACGTTGTCCAGTGCCGCTAAAGGTTAAATTGCCTGTAGATGCCGTAACACTACTAGCACTAACTGCGCGTCCCGCAGTCAGATCGGACACAGCAACTTTTACAGTGCTTCCACTTTGTACAATCGGCAGTACCTCAGTACCCGCAAGCGGGGTGGTTGAGGCGGTAAGTTGCGAAATCTTTTTGTCGGCCATATCTAAAACTCCTATTCAGGCGACACAGAGTTAGCGGCATTTGAGGCCACAAAACTAGCTTGTGTAGTCATAACTGTATTACCACCCTGTCCAAAATATACTACGCCAGCGTTATCTATACCAATGTATCCCGGTACGTTGTTAACCCCGTTGTTAGCAAACGAAGATGAATATATATCCGCACTAGGGCGAAAACCGGTAGGCAGCGTAAATAGTGTCGTACCAAATACAGCCGTACCGTTTTTGATAGCGCCATTTATAAACACAACACCCGACAAATCTTTGTAGAATGTAGGTGTCAACCCTGCGCTGTTAACTACCCAACTGTTTTGCAACGTGGGTGTTTTTACTACGCCCATAGTTCCTGCGCCAAGATCGTTAATTTTTGTAGCTACAGTTGCGTTGTACGAATTAGCGCCGACCCGTATATCTGAACAAGTCGTGTCTACGTACACACCCGTAATACCGCCAACGCCAGCCAAAAACGTATTGTCTTGTATCAGCGTGCCTCTAGCCTCGCGGATGTGGATTAGTTTGGTTGCATCGGTAGCGCCAAAAGCGGACACCAAATTTTGTTGAATGACGCCAGCTACATAAGTGCCACCCGAAGACACAATGTCGATAACAGCGTTGCTGTTGGAACCAACAGTAGAATGCTCAATGTTGTTTCTTAAAATGTTAACCCTTATACCGCTGAGAACAATAATAGCAGAAGCAGTTGTGGTTATATTGTTGTCTAAAATTGATAGCAACGATGCGCCAGAAACAAGAGCCGCATAAACACCAGTGCCTGTTCCGCTCATAATGTTGTTGCTGACAACAATACTGTCGCCACTATTCTCTAGCTTAATGCCGCCTTTTAATGTGTTGTTGTTAATGTATGCAGCGTACATACCACCGTTAACATTATCAACAGCGTCATTTAAATGGTAAATGGCATAACCACCGCCTTGCTGAATCGCACAATTCTCAACGGTAAATTTAGGTAAGTTTTGCCCCACGTTAAGCGTCAAACAATAGATGCCGTGATTTCCAGCTCTTGTACCTGTGCTAAGATTTCCCAGCGACAAGTTTTTAAAGCTCATCAATGTTTGATCGTAGCTTGCACTTGGGTTTACAAGAATGGTATTTACTGTTCCAGCTACAGATGCCGCTGGCTGAATAGATGTGTAAAATGCGCCTGCGCCAAGAAATTGAATGGGGGCCGTAACAATTAAGCAAGCATTGTCCGTGTTAGCATCGCTGACAATGTATGATCCTTGGGGGAAATAGAGTGTACCGCCCAAAGGAGACAAAGCATCAATAGCAGCCTGAATAGCAGCCGTATCATCTGTCACGCCATCGCCAACTGCACCAAAGTCCTTGACCGAAACATACTGGGCCAGCTTGTCTTCGACGTTAGTAATGACGCCGCCAGTGAACGGCGGATCGTATGTTACAATGGACGCGTCCACAGAACCCGTAGTTGTTTGGATTGCTGTGGTAAACTTTACTTCGCCGCCGACGTGTACGCCGGTCGTAAATGTCACGGTGTCGCTGTCTGTTTCTATATAGCTGTCGCCAACATACTGGTTCACGCCGTCGATGTAGACCGTCAGCGAATTAGTAGCAGGCGTATAGTTCATCGTTGTAAGGTTGAACACAGTCTGGTTTGCTGTGGCCGTGATGACTTCCTCTTGCACCGTGTAGTTGACAAAGTTCGAGTTAATACCCGTAATGTTGTCGTAAGTGCCAATCAAAATAGCTGTCGCTGTTTCGATGACAAACTTATAGACCAGACCGTCAGTCAGCCAAATCTCACCGCCCGGTACGCGTCCTGCGCTATCCAGAATGATAGGGTTCGCGTGCGGCGTAGCGCCAGACGCGCTGGTGTAAACCGCCTGCGGTGTAGTTGTGCCGGCTGCATAGGTATAAATCTTGCCGCCCGATAGGATAACGCCGTTGTTATCAAAAAACTGTGCTGCAAAGCCGCCGATGGGTGAGGGGGTTACTGACATCTAATTACTCCAGTAGCAACAATCCGCCGTCCTCTTGGACGAGGTTGTCTCCAATTTCAGTCAGCAGATTGTTTTGCACAGTTGCGTCTGCATACCCAGATATAAAGCTAATAATGCTTCCTAAGCCCAAAGCAATACCGTTACGAAGAGCGCCGCCAAAGCCCATGTATCAATTCCGATTAATCGGTTTGCAGTACACCGTACCGCCTGTGGACACCTGAACCGCGCTTACGCGCCAAGGAGCGCCTGACGTATTTACGGCTAACACAAAAGGGATTGGTGTAAAAGGTGGGATTGGTGTGCTGGCAGTTGTAGCTACAGCACTAACGCCGACTTCGATATAACAAGCCTGATCCGACCAGACAACAACGCCCTGCGCGCCGGCAGGCCATTCGGACGTATTGCCAGCAGTGCCGGTATAAGCCACATTGTACGAAGGGTAATCAGCTTTGCTTAAAGGGTTTAAGAGTTCCATAGCGCGTCCTTATGCGAGAAATTTAAGTTTATACAGCGTGCTGTAATACAGGCCAAAAATCTCGTCGATAATGTTTTGTAAAGGGGTACAATCCTTATCGACAACTTTATACCGCATTTCCTCAAGTTCGTCTACCTGACCTTCAAGAAACTCGACAATGTTGTTAGTCTTCTTAGCTGACATAAGCGAAATAGGGCCAATTAGGCCGTATTTTCCCTGATAAGCCTCTGCAAATTTGTCCGCCAGTTCGATGACTTCATCGTAAAACGTGTTCAAAGCAGAGTGCTTGGAGAAGCTGCGCGTGTTCAGGTGCGTCGAGTGAGCCACATCGCGCGCGAGAAACAGAGTACCTATAAAATCAGCGCAACTCATTACATCATTCCTTCAGGGGCTTGTTCTGGCATTTCCATTGGCATCTCAGGCTGCTCACCCATTTCAGGGGCTTGCTGCATCTGTTCGTCCATCTGCGGTACTTCGCGCATTTCAGGTGAACCGCCGATCAAGTCGCCTGTATCCAGCGCGCCTGCAATCGTACCCATGACAATATCCTGAATTTGTTCAGGTGTCATGCTGTTTTGTACAGCAGAGATGCGCTTGGTTTCAGCTTCGTAAGCCTGCACTTCAGCCTTGTACTTGTCGATAGAGATTTTCTGCTGTTCCGCGCTGTCTTGAATGTTCTCCATGATGTCAGAAACACGGTTGAGTTCTTGCGACAAGGCTTCAATCTGTTGCTTGGCAGCCATGATTTCAGGCGACTGATCGCCTTCCTCCAAGACTTTTGGATCAAGGATTTTCTTGAACCGCTTCGCCATTTCCTGCGCTCCGGGCCAATCCATGTTCTTGATGAACAAATCGCCGGCCACAGTCCAAAGCTGCGGGTTGGATTGCAAGATCATCGACATGGCGTCGAGCGCCTCTTGACGCTTGGTCATGTAGCCGGGGCCAGTAGTGACCATAACGTCATACGTACCGATTGACGGGTTGTAGATTTTTTCGATTAGACCGCCATTTTGGTCACGAATTTCCTTGACAGGTTCTTGCTGCATTGGGTCCATTTTGACCATGCTGACTTCGCCATCAACGCCGATGATGCGTGCAATGCGCTGCGTGTCGTAAATCTTAGGGATAATATCGACAAGCTGGCGGGTAATGTGACGGATCGCACGGGCTAGGTTATCTACATAGTGGTACGTGCCGACATCGCCCTGCTTTTCGCGTGCGGTAATGGCTTTTGCAGACCGTTCGTTGCCTTGCGCGCCCAAAGATGCGTCATACTGGCCGGTGGTGGACTTGATGTCCTCACCAGCGCCCATTTTAGCCTGTATCAGCCCTGTTTGCGGCAGCGGGGGTGCTGCACGCTGCGGAAGCGGCAATACGTTCCCAGCGCCGTCTGTAACGTCTGGATTGACTTCCAAATACGGCCAGTTGGTCGTGTTGGCAGTCTTCCATTGGTTTTCGTAGCCCTCGAACTGACCGCCATAGGCAATAAAGGGTGCTTTTGGCGCCAGCGCCAGCATTTCTGCTTCTTGGCTGGTCCAGTAGTTGTACATACGCTGCGCGTCTTTTGCGTTCCGCACCAGACCAGATACGTAAATCTGGCCTTGCACTTCAAATTCGTTGCCTACGACGCGCACGACAGGTATCCAGCTACCGGGCCATTCGCGTTCGTCAAGCACATCATAGCCATTGGTCTTCATCCACATGACTTTTTTGCGGTCTACTTCGCGTGTGCGGACAGGTTTGCCGTACATGGCGCGCAATTGCTTATCCATGTCGGTGTTTTTGAACGCAGATACATTATCGGGGTACAGGTTCAGCGTTTCACGCTTGCGTTTGTAGTAAAAATACTCCGCAATGCGGACAGTGTCCTCGTCAAGCCATGCGGACAGGCTTTCATCGCCAACAGCGGTGGACATGATTGACGAGATAGGTGACGCGTCTGGGAACGTGCGTTCGTACTCGTCTTTAGTCATGTCTTGCGTGACAAAGCACCATTCAGCGTCAGAGCCGCATGGGTCTTGGATCGTTGGGTCCATGTAGACGCTAAACGAGTTGCGGACGCGCATGATGCGAACGTCTTGGTCAAAGGTTTCTTCGTTACAATACTCTGTAATTAGACGAATGTAACCTTCACCATACGTTACTTGGTTGTCGCAGGCGGTGTCGTAAGCGACATCAGCGTCGGACATATATTCGATGTGCCGCACAACGCCGTCAAAGATTGCTGCCACTTCAATGTCAGCAGTGTCATCAACGGGTATTACCTTACCGGCTGGGCGGTTCTGGCGCTGCTCGTTCGTGACCTGACGGACGTGCTGCGGCAGCTTGTTGATTGTGAGGCATGGCCGTGCGTTGATTGTCTGGCCCTGCACCGCGCCGCGGGTCGCCAATACGTCGGCTGGCCACTGCCACTGGTTATCAGGGCTACCGGCCATAAACCGCAGATCGTCTAGTTCATCTTCACGGCTGTCCGACAGCGCCGCCATACCCATCTGCATACGATGGCGCATAGTTGCCATTGTATCTGGATCGCCCCGCGTGTTCGCTGGATCGCTACCGATGTCAGCTACGTCGCCTACTTTGTTAATACCTGTCGGATCAGCCATTGTGGTTACTTTTTACCTTTTTTAGCGGATTCACGCTTTACGCTGTACGCGATTGCGACCGCCTGTTTGACAGGTTTTCCGGCGTTTACCTCTGCCTTAATGTTCTTGCGGAACGCGGCTTTGCTGGGTGACTTGACCAGAGGCACTTTAGCGTTTCTTTGCCGTTGGCGTTGGCTTCATGTTCACCGTTGTGCGGATGACCTGTACAGGTTTCGGCATTTTAACTGCCGAACGACCGCCGGCTGCGCTTGTCGTACCTTCGCGTGCCATGATCTTCATGGCTGCTGCCTTGCGGGCTGGATCGCTGTTAGCCATTGCGGCCTTTTCAGCCTTCACAGTACCAGACTTGTACAGGCTGCGTGTGTATTTATTGGCTGGCATTTACTTACCCTTCTTAGCTGGCTTGGCCGTCTTGGCGCTGTCTTTAAACGCCTTGGCAGTGGGGGCGCCTTTAGCGCCGGGTTTACGCATTTTCTCGCCAGAGCCAGCGGCTATGCGGGCTTTCTTGGCGTGGATGTTGGCATATAGTCCAGGTTTCATGGGCATTTCCACCTTCTCAAACTTGCTTTGGCACGTTCGCCATCTTTAGCCTTGGCAGCCACTGCACCCATACGCGCGCAGAATGACGCTTTGCGTCCTGCGTCAGCCTTTGTCTTCGGGCTGGGCGCAGGCGCCTTTAGTTTGCTGCCTGTTGCAGCGTTATACTTGGCTCTACCCGCGGCTGTCAGCCCTGCACCCTTAGATACAGGCAACTTCTCACCCCGGCCTACGGACAACGACACAGATTTTTTCTTGTCTGCCATTAACTGCCCATCCAGCTTGTAGAAACTCCAGCGGGAGAATACCCGCTTGTCGTGCGTCTGTCAACGCGTCCTTGTCGAAAATCCCGTGACGCGACAGGAAAGGCAAACGTGACCGCTATGGCGTCCGCTGCGTCAGGTGACGCCAGCCCGCGTGACTTCATATCTTTCTTGCTTTCAAGGAACAGTGTCCCCTTGCTGTCAGGCTTGGTGCGCGGGCTAATAAGGTCTGTTTTCAGGAACCTGTCGTTAGGCACATGGCCTGTGCGTAGCCAATCTCGCATGGCGCCCCACATCTCTGCGCGCTTGTTGCCCCACATGATCTGGTTCTTGGCTTTGTTGCCGAAGTTTACGCCGCGTATTTTGTACCGCTGCTCTTTCAGCCTGTCCACGACGCCTGCGCCTAGCCCGCCTTCGTCGATGCAGACCAGTGCAGGCTTGAACTGCTCTATGGCGTCGATGACGTAGCCGGCCACTTCCATTGTGTCAGCGCCGCGGTGTCTCCGCAACTCTAGAATGTCACGGCCCTGCCGTATGGCGATGACGGTGGCGTCGGCGCCAAAGCGTGCAGGGTCTACACCTATGACGATGGGCGCGCTGTCATCTTTGACAGGTGGCCGCTTCATGGCGTCATCAACCAGATTGCTGCCGATGAACTGATCGTCACCTTCTGATGGGAAGTTACCGTAGACTTCGACACTGGCTTGGTAGCTGTCTGGCCCGTACTCGTCGATGATGCGCTGGTACAGGTTTTTGTCTGTACCCTCGACATCACGGGCGTCAATCACCCGCGTTGACCAGAACGCCCGCTTGCTGTGGAAGGTTTCGTAGAAATACCCTGTATTGCGCCGCGGGTTGGAGAAAGCCAGATGGAACCGATGTGGTGTATTCTCTGTAAAGAAACCATCCGATACGGACCATATGCTGTCGGGTATACCGCTGGCTTCGTCAAAGATCAGCATCACACCGTCGAAGTTGTGGACACCAGCGTAGGCGTCAGGGTTCTCTTCTGACCACAGCCGGCCCTCGACTGACCAGTAGCGCGTGCCTTTCTTCAGGTCGCGCTCGACCAGTTCGGTCAGCCACTTGGCTGGCATGATCCGTGTGGCGGCTATCTCGAACCAGTGACTGTTCAACGACATCGCCAACCACTTGGTAATTTCTGCCCATGTGACTGACCGCAATTGCGCTTCGGAGTTTGCCGACACGATGGTAGTGCTGCCGATCCTGCTGGAGAGCATCCATATCGTCAGCCATGACACCAGCGCAGACTTGCCAATACCGCGCCCTGACGCAATCGCCATCCGCGCTGTGCTGAAGTCTATCTTACCGTTGTTCTCTTTGATGTGGTCACGCAAGTCGGCAAGTATCTGCCGCTGCCATTTACGCGGGCCGGGGAAATGCTCCAGCGGCGTGCCTGCTTGGCCCCACGGGAATGTGTACAGCACAAAGGCTAGTGGGTCATCCTTTAGAGATGGACTCCACAACCTTGCCATCAATTCCATTTCTTCCGATGCGCTGTATATCGGTGTTTGCATTGGAGTTATCCTCTAGCTGGGGTATCTCTAGATACGTCCCTTCGATGACGCGCTGCTGGGCTTTCTCCAGCGCGCCTGTAATGCTTATCTGTTGGTCGATGTTCACGTCGATCTGCTGCTTGGCTACCCAGCCGTGCTGATGCTTGAGTATCTCCAGCGCAGCCTTAGCATCGCCATCGCGCGCAGCTTCGTACATGGTCTTGCCGGCGGTGTACTCGCCGTCGGTGCGCCCCTTGATCTCAGCCATCTCGACCAGCGGGTCGGATTCCGCCAGCACACGAAATTGCCGCGGGGTCATGCCAGCCGCCATAGCGAGGCTATCACCTTTTAGCCCGTAGCGGGCAGCTTCATAGATTGCCTCCAGCCGCGACTCGGTGGCCTGCGTCCGTTCTGGTGTAAATGGCAGTGAGTAAAATGTCATTAGCTGCACAATAATCTACTGGGAACAAATACGCAACAGGCTTTGGTGCAGTGACATTTTAAAAAAAATAAATTGCTCTTACATTCTACAAATAAAAAAAATTGTCTGCGACCCGTGACCGTGTCAGCCACGCGGCGCTCGGCCCTGCCACCCCCCACCCCCTGCTCGACGCGTTCTGCTTTTGTTCTATAGCGTAGATTCTGGGTTGGCCTTTCCCTTTACGTCAACGTCAACGTAGCGAAAAACATATTGGCTGGCTGGCTAGCTTATTGCGAACCGTTATTAGTTAGGCGATCTAGGCTATGAGATAACAAGTCGCCGATGAACCGAGTGCTAGCTTTACGTTAACGTCAAGTCTAGGCGATCTAGGCTATCTAGGCTATGCGTTTTCAAGTCGCCGTGAAGTGCGGGAAACCTATATGGTTATATTGTATATAATTTTATTATTTTCATCAGTGACTATATATTCAATAGCCTAGATCGCCTAACTGGCTTCGAGACGCGCGGGATTCCGCCATTTAAAAATAGTCATTTCACGCGATCGCATAGCCTAACTTTTGACTATTTTATTTTTCTTTGCATTTTACGCTTGCAAGTGCCCTCTTATTCTGCGACGGACGTATTGCAACACAATGTGTAGCGATATCGACACAACATAGGAGTGAGACAATATGTTAATGCAAACTAAATCCGAATTGGCGCTGGCTTATGATATATCCGCGCTATCGTTAGATATCCAATTGCAGATTTTAGGCAACGATCATAACCGCTCGTTATTTAGCCGCTTCCCCGATAAATTGCTTGGCATTGATACAAACGCCAAAACGATCAAGGGCGAAAAATACGGTATAAAAACGGCTATACTATATCTAATGCCAGCAATGGGAAGCGGCGTGCAAATGTGTGCTATGGCGTCAACCGCCGGCTGTGAAGGGCCTTGCCTATTTATAGCCGGTCGCGGCGCAATGAATAGCGTCATGCTTTCACGTTTACGTAAAACGCTATATTTCAATCAATACCGCGATCAATTCATGCTGCAATTGCAAAACGAGCTTATCCGCGAGCGGGCTAAGGCAAAACGCCGCGGCTATAAGCTTATCGTACGTCTAAACGGTACTAGCGATATTCGTTGGGAAAATGTCGGCATTGGCTATGCATATGCAAATATCATGCAAGCTTTACCAGATATCCAGTTTTACGATTATACAAAGCTTGCCAACCGTAAACATATCCCGGCTAATTACGATCTAACATTTAGCTATAGCGGCGTTGAAGCTTATCAACCGTTTGTCGCTAAGGCCGTCGCTAATGGCGAGCGTATCGCGGTAGTTTTCCGCAATCGCGCTATCGTTGAAGCAATGCTAGCCAATGGCGATACGTTTTTAGGCCTACCCGTCGTTGACGGTGACGATACGGATATCCGCCATTTGGATCCGCGCGGCGCTATCGTTGCGCTATACGCTAAAGGCCCGGCGCGCCGCGATCAATCCGGCTTTGTTGTCGGCTAAACCTAACCTAACTTGAAAGGCTAATATCATGATTAACAATTGGACGGCTTGGGCGATCTTAACAGACGGTCAAAAGATTGCTTGGCCTAAGCTTAGGCAAGGGCAAGCCAAATGGCGCTTTGATTTTCTTAAACGCGGTATGTTGTACCGCGGCGTTGAAATCAAAAAGTGCGGCTATCTGCAAAACGATTAGCGCCATATTAGCCGCGCGACCGTTACCGCGCGGCGTTTATGGCGCTAATGCCAGCAACAGTACAGTAAAGGATAATACACTATGAACCGTACACTAAACGTAATTGCGCGCGATATTAGCCGCGACTGGACCAAGCCTTATTTTGGCGCGGCGCCCTATCTGGACGCTATGCATAGCCTACAGACTATCCGCGATAAGTACTATTACGACGACGCCGAATCCGTCGTACGCTATTTTCTGGCTAACGCTACAACATGGAAGGGTGAGACTGCCCGCGCGATCAAAGCCGAGCTTAAAACGCTATTGAAGGGCGCCTAGGCTATGGTCGCGCACCTTATTGCCACCGTCGGCTTTGGCGCCGTTCTGGCGCTATCGATAACCGCCATAATCATTACGTTAAAAGGACAATAAACTATGACACAGGACAGAAATTATTTGCGTATGCTATCGGATAGCGAATTAGTCCGTACGGCATTAGACCGTAACCATGAGCTAGCGGTAGTGCTAGCCGAACGGCTTAGCGAATTGCTAAACGTCGAAACGGAATTAGACGATGCGAAAAAGCTAATCGACGAATTAAGCCACCGTTGCAATACTTGGCTTGCTGAAACGGTATCCTTGCAAGCGCAATTAGCCGCTAAATGACGGCGCTAATCGCCGGCGCCGCTTTATTCTTATTAACCTTAATATTGGACGATTGATTATGACACCCGAAAAATATGCGATTGTTGCCTTGCTATCCTTGCAAGCAACGACCTTGCTAATCCTATGGCGCACAAATGCCGAACGGCATTGGTTCCGCATGGCATGGATTCGCGAAAGCCGTGAATTGCTCACCTTCAAGAAAGGGCAAGACTAATGGAATATTCACTGCGAAAACAAATCCAACACTTAGCTAGTTATATAAGCGATAGGAGCGTGATTGCTGCCTATATCAATAATGAGCACGGCTTAAATCTGACACTGCGCGACATTATCGAAGTGACGGCGGATAACCGCCGGCGCTTCTATAGTGCAGACCATAAACCCATGATGCCCTCGCCGCTGATCGTGACGCACAAGCGAAAAGGATACGACGATTTGGCTATGGCGCTATTCAAATATCATGCCTCCCGGTCATTCGGGCCAGAACAAAAATATTGGCTTGAACGGCTAAACGACAAGCGCGCCAAACCTATAACAACAGTGGAGCTATAAAATGATTAAGACACCCCAAGCCGCCCCATTAGGGCGCAAATATCGCGTATCGTCCGAAAGCGCATGGCCCCTGCGCGGCCTAGACGGAAAGACGTTTGCAGAACGCCGCAAGGAACGGGAGCAAGGCAAGTGAGCCGCCCCATGTTCTACCCAATGGGGACACTAGCCGTAGGCGAAGTTGGTAGTATGCCAGCCGCTAACAAGGGCGATGCCAAGCGCACCAGCCGCAACGTCAGTCAATACGGCATCCGTAACGGCAAAGCCTTCAAGTGCCGCACTGTGGGCGGCGTAACCTTCATAACTAGATGGATGTGAGACAATGACAGACCAAAACGGATATATGAAACTGACACGCATTCCAGCAGTGCGTTCAGCTAAAGACCCCAACACTTTCACCAATCACTTGACCACCGAAAGCGGCGGGATAGGCGATAGGGTAACAGATGAAACCGCCACGCATTACATGATGCACCACTTTTGGATCGAGGAAAAGAAATGACGGACAAAATACCAGTCTACGTTCACGCCGCACGACCAGTATGGCGGGATGACCCTTGGCCGGATAACGGGTTCATAGACCCCGCCGACATACGCTACCGCATCGACCCCAAGACAGGAAAGCCGCTACATATTTATGGCGACCTAGCCGTTTTGCTGAATGATGACGGAACTACCATAACCGAACACTGGGGCAAAGATGGCAGACTTCACATGACCAGCTATCGAACAGTGCCCTATCCTAAAGATTGGAAACCAGCATGACCAACATTGAACAAAGAGCGCTGGTGGACGCCATTAAAGAATGCGACGATGGCGCATATTGCGAAACTGTGGTTGAATACGCAGACAAACTCCGCGCCGCACTGGAAGCTCGTGGACTGGAGATAAGGAGTAAGAACGATGACCGATGAAGAAGCAGAAGCCTTTGAGGACTACGACAAGCGCGCAGAAGCTACCTTAGCCTATCGCCTGTTGGAGCATCTCGCCTTTAGGGGTGTGTTGACTGATGACGAAGTCTGTCATCTGCGCTACCCACCCTGCGAATTGATCCTAGACGCAGAAGCAGTGTGGGAGGAATAACTAATTGAAAACAAAAGACAATAAAAATAATTATTTCATAAGTCTTTGAAAACAAAGGAAAGAAAGTTATTGACATACCCTCAAACTCTGATATAATGAGCCATCAAGACGGGAAACCGCCTTGATGGTTCTTTGACATTGATAAAAGGAAAGTGGAGCATGACACTAAAAGACTTACGCGCGCGCGCTGAAGCCATCGGCATCCAGATTAAAGCGGAACGCTTCAGCGTCCCGATTGAAGGTAGCCTCTGGGGTTACTGGCTGGTTGACGAAGCGACAGGTAAAGGCCCGTGGGACGATGACAACTACTGTGCCGATAAAGATGAGATATCGGATGGGCTGGCTGCATTGGAGATAGAGCGGGCAGCCGCCATACCAAAGTGGACGGCGCAACACAAAGCTGACTTGGCCGCATTAGCTGCGGGGAAAAGCGTTCCCGTCAGGTGGCGCGTTTTCTAAAATAAAAGCCCCCGGCGGAGTGAGACGCCGGGGGCTTAAAAAGGTCAGCGGAGCATCACCGACCTTATCAGTATATCATCGCACGATATCAGATGTCAATTCCTACCGATGTTTGGCATGATGCTATTCTTAGGCAACTCTTCAGCCATGCGGCGCAACTCTGACTTGCTGTAATTCTTAACAAGATCAGGCGCGACAAAGATATGTTTTTTGGTAGGCAATTCGGTCGATCCGATTCGGCCCATGTCAATCCAGCCCGCTTCCTTCAACGCATGAAGCAACGCAGCCTGTGGGACTTTGACACCAGCGGGCACGTTAATCGCCAGCGCGTCACAAATACGATGGAACGGCCCACCGATGACACCATCAGAAAACACGCCCGACCTTGCACGCATCAGGTCTACCAGATAGCTTTCCGCTACGCTCATGCCATGCTCGACCATGTTTAGCTTCCATTCGGTCACTGGTGGTGCAGCAGCAGGGTTAAACGCCGAAACGTCGCGCTGATGCAGCCAAGCGGCGCATTTTTCATAGCCGCCCTTCTCATACCAGCCCCATAGCGTTTTGGCTGCGCCTGTTGTCATGCGCGGTGCGCGTGTCCAGACGCAGAGCCACCGACGATCCTGCGTAGGCAATGTGATCGGCAGCGGATCGTTCGTATACGCAACCACCATCAAGCGGTTGATCAATTCATAGGGGTGCATACCCTTACGATTGACGGACAACGTCTCAGGCGGCGCAGCGATGAGCGGCTTTAGCTTGTTAGCCATAGCGCGACGCTCTCTTGCCTCTGGTTCCTTTAACTCGTTCAGGATAACCACTTCAGCCTCAAGCGCATAACCCCATTGGCTATCCAACCCGCCAGCCTCAATGACTGACCTGTTGCGCCA